ATGGATACGATAGCTATGTGGATCGGGTACGTCATCATGACCGGCGCGGGCGGTGCTGTGGCCGTTTTGTCGCTCTGGTGGCTGTTCGAATGGAAGCGTGAACGCCTGCGCGAGGAACGCCGGTCCAAACTCGCTGGTTCTCCCAACTCGGTCTCTTATAGTGTGAACCATAAGAAGATGGCTTCCCCCTCCACTAATCCGCCGCCACCGCCTCCGTCGAAGAAGCCTAGGGTCAATTAGGTGAAAATTCTCGCCCTTCCTGTACCGTAAGGGCAGGACGCTGGAAGCGTCGATTGAGACAGTCGGCAGGGGCGAGGCCTTCGAAGCGTTAAATCCGCCTCATTTCCACCGCCCGAAAAACAGTTTCTAACGAAAAACGGTGTGCAAAAACTCGCGCTAATCTGTGCAAAAACTCGCGCGCCGCTATACTAGGGGCTTGCCACTGAAGTGACTTTGATTAGGTGGCTTTCATACACAAACTATCTTTTAAATCAGCACTTTGTCGGAATGACATCCGGAATGCTTGTCGGAACGGATGGATTCTATAAAGAAAAAGGCCCTGGAAACACCAACGTTTCCAGGGCCTTGAATTGGTGGGCGCAGTAGGGCTCGAACCTACGACCCGCTGATTAAGAGTTATTTGAGCAAAAAACGCCAATGCCGTGATGCAAATATATTTTATCTCTCTTTCGTTTCCAATGTTGTGACCACGACGCACCATCAAACGGCACCACACACCACTCGTTTTGGAAACGCTTTTTGTCTTTCCCCTGTTGCCGCCGTGAAAGGGCGGTGGGAGTCCCCTTCCCGCCTCAATCGTCCGACGCACATCCTGCGCGCGCGATCACTTCGAATTCAGGACAGCACATTACGGCCCGCAATAATCGCGGGACGTCGGACGCGTGTCTTTGCGAAGACCAGAGAGGCAACGACATCACGCCAGACGACAAAAAATACACCAAGGAAATCGAAGCGCTGTTGATCGACTTCATGAAGTTCGACCTCAACAACGGCTTAGGTATTTTCACACCTGAAAACCTTAGGACCGCTATCGCGGAACAAACGTCCCAAACCGACACCCCGGCCAAAGACGACGCACAGGACGTAAACGACTGATTTACAACCCGCCCGTTTGACGCCGCGTTATGGCATCTCGGTTACGGATGGAGAAACGAACATGGACTTGCCAGAAATCGCCCTGTCAGTGAAACAACCGTGGGCCTGGGCAATCATCCACGCTCACAAGGATATTGAGAACCGCAGCGCCGCCGCCGTGCGCTATGGCATGAAGCCGCGCCGTATCTGCATCCACGCCAGCAAGGGCATGACGCAGGACGAATACGATTGCGACGGCCATTTCATCGAAAAGACTTCCGGCCTCACTGTCCCGCGCCCTGACAAGTTGGTGCGCGGCGGGATCATTGGAATTGTGACCGTCACAGAGATTGTGAGCGCACACGAAAGCCCCTGGTTCTTTGGGCCGCGTGGGTTGGTGTTGGCCGATCACCTTGCCGTCGATCCAATCCCGGCAGTCGGCCAGCTTGGCTATTTCAAGTGGCAAGAGAGTGGCGAACTGGACGCGCCCAAGCCCTGGATGGTGGCTTGGCCGAATGAGCCGACCCGCAAGACGAAACAAAAATCAGAACCCGAACCGGCACCCATGCCGCTGTTCGGCTAGGAGGGATTTTGACTATGAGAAGAACAGACCTAACGCCAGCGCAAGCCATCAAACGCATTGCCGAAATTGCAACTGATGTGGCTTGGCATGCGGGCGTCTCAAGTTCTGAACTTGCGGGCCAGTTCGTGTCGATCCTAACCACCCATCCCGAATTGACGGACAAGTTTTTGGTGGACGGGATTTGCGCTTTTGAAGATGGGGACTGGACTAAGCCCGAACTTGGCTGTCTGTCGTGGTGCGCAACTAACGGCACAATTGTGACCCCGGAAGAAATGCGCAAGCGGAAAAAGCAGCCGCGCGGTTAGGAGGGGGCAACGATGCGAACAGTTGAAATCAAATTTTTGCCTAAGGATCACGTCCTTGTTGATGGCGACAAAGACCTAGTGACGATTGTCACTACCGCGCAAATAAAACCTGATAGCGCACCCCTATATTGCGTTGAATGGTTCGACGCGGGGACCGCTAAAGAACTTTGGGTACACGAATTTCGCCTGTCTTTAGCGATGGAAGATTAGGAGGGTTTGAACCATGAATGACCAAGATTTAAAAATGTATCGCGGCTTCATCGCAGACCGCGACGCCGAGATAGAACTGCTACGGCAAGCGGTAGTTCGGTATTGCGACCGCAGCCGCATGGCGACCGTTGAACCTATGGAAGTTCAGCAGGTAATAGACCGTGCTTTCGAGAACACCGAGGCAACAAACAGCGCCGCGACCGATGCTGACATCATCGCAGCAACGGGCGCGTAATCGAGCCTCACTCACACACCTCACGGAGCCTTATCATTTTCATCTTCTGGTAATATTTCATGCAGGTGCAATACACGATAAAATCGCGGCACGCCTTTTCTATCGACCTCAACATTCACGTCAACACGATACGCCGACTTGAACGGGTTTTGGTGCGGGTCGCTTTTCATGTCGTTGATTTTGGCTTGGTCAAGGCGTGATGCAAAATGCACAGGAAGAGGCTTTTCAGCGATTGAGGTGATTACGGCCTTGTCATCCGTCCTACCGCCAGCCTTAGTGTCTTCTGTGCTTGTTCTTTGGAAATACATAAGAACATTTTCGTAATCTGCTTTGCCCCGATAATCCAAGACCTTTTGAGCAATAAGCGCGCCTCGCTGAGTCTCTGCCGCTTCGTCACTTGTTAGCTCAACCTCTGCATACACTTTGTGTCCGCTGGCGGTTTCAGAGCCCGCCCGAGCCCGAATGGCAAACTTGCCATCATGATTTTTAGCAACAACGGACATCACGTCTGAGATTGCTTGTGCACCGGCCTTAGTGCACTCAATATCGTCAGCCTTCACATCTTTTGATGTAGATAAACCCCGAAAATAATCGACAACACTCCCAAAATTGCGAACATAATCGATGAAAATGCTCTGATAATCCATAAGGGTAAAATATGCCCCTACAATTTGTGAGGCTCCCGCCAGCTCTGCTAAAATACAGTTTGATTCAATCTTTGTGATGTACAGCTTCACATCGTCGTCATTCGTCTTGCCGCCCTCTGCACGAATTTTCTCGTTGATAAATTTTTTGTAGTCACGACCGAGGGCCTGAAATGCCAATGTCATTTCAGTCAATTCGATGGGTTGATGCACATCAAAATGAATTTCGATGCGGTCTTCGCTAAACCCTTCCGTCATTGCCCCTACCTAACAAGTCAAATTTTTTCTGATACATGTCTTTAACGTATTACCTTGAATGCATTGTCCCAAGCGTATGCTAAAGGGGGGGGCGTGTGAAATTAATTATATTGCTTGAGTGTTGATGTGCAGCGCCCCGCGTGCGGCCTCCCAAGGCGCTACCCCTCGTCCGCCCTTCGCTCTTGCGGTGATATTTTTAGGTCTGGGCAGTTGAGCTGCTTCACCCTGTAGGTGAGATTGTAATCGGGCTTGTCCTCCAATGTGTGGTGAACGGCCATACATGTGAAGTTTAAGCGGAAGATATCTAGCGGTATAGCAATGTACAGCACCCCTCCTAAGACCAAGGGGAACCATGCCGTTTTTAAGAGAGTATCCTTGACGGCCTTATTGGTATCGCCACTTCTGACTTTTGAACTCAAAGCATTCACATCCATGCCCCGCAGAGCCCGTGAGTAGTGCTTTTCCCCCCAAAAAAACTGCTGCGCCGCCAGCGCAGAAACGGACGAAGTGAAAAAGCTCACATGTAACAGGCCGGATAAAACAAAGGCGGCATCCGGCACGCCCATACTTGAAAAAAGACTTGAAAGCGCCGCTAAGGCAACGCTTCCAAAAATCACAGCCACAATTAAGAAAAAACGCACCGCCCCCTTACAGAGATTTGCAGCTGCAAACGATATTCTGTGTTTCTCGGTGAAAACCAATTGCGCATTTTTCATGTTGGCATTCTCACTCCCCGACCCTTTCTCTACATCACAATTTGCCAAGCATAGGCGTGACGCACTAAAAAATGTAGGCGTGATTTTTGCACACTCTATGAGGGGTGGTAAAAGTGGCGTCACATGTCACGCTGAGTGCAGCGGACATCGCCTTTTGGGGTGCTCACCTAAAACTTATGGGTTCACCTACCCTTGGTTATCCACTTCGAGGCGAAGACTTCCAGGCCGTGTGGGCCCATCCATCCGCAAAATCCGACCATCGCCTGTGCCGCCAACCCCTCCCATCCAAGTCCTTCGGCAATGCCGCCACCGATGATGGCGCTAAAGATGCAAGTGGGCACTTCCACCCAAAGCTGAGGCGACCACATATTGCGGTGCCCAAGGCGCACCAAACGATGATGGACGAGGAATCGCGCCAGCGCGGCGGTGGGCAGGAAGCCCATAATTCCCAAGCCGAATTGCTGAAATTCCGGGGGCAGTTTGTCAAACATGTATTGCGTCCCTAATCCATGCCCACGGCCGCCGCGGCATCGGGGCCGCGTTCCGGTGCCATGTCGCCGGGGGCCCAGTAGTATTCCTGTCCGGTGTTTTTGCGCGCGCGGTTTTCCATGCGTTGAAAGCTGCGCGCCCATTTGGGGTCCGCCATCATTTGCATTTGGTCGAACACGGTGCGTTCGAACGCCAGCCCCAAATACCAGACGTTGGAAAACGGCATGTAGCGTTTGATGAAGCGCACCATTTCGGCGGCAAAGCCGGTGTCTTCGCCGGCGTAAAGTTGGCGGGCGTTGGAAAAAGACAGGCGCGGCGCATCGGTCAATGCCAATTGCGCCAACGGTCCCGCGGATGTTTCCAAGGCGGTGCCCTGGGCGCGCGACAGCCACGAATAGAGAAAATCGCCATAAATCCCCAACCCGCCGCCCTGCATGAACGCTGCGGCGGCAAAGGACGGCTCAGACATGTCGCGCGGGTCGCGGCCCTTGGCGATTTCTTTCATTTGTACCGAAGCGCCGCCCATCACGGTCAAGCCCACCATCAAAGACGGCAGATAGCCATAGCGCTTCGCCTTGGCCTCCATCGCGCCGCGCAACCAGTGGGTGTGCATCACGGTGACGGAAAACGATTTATACATGGTCACGGAACGAATCACCTCACCCCAAAACGTGCCGCGACGGGTGCTGCCCACCAATAAGGCGCGGGTGCGTGCGTCGGGGCTGGGTACGGCGAGGTCGGTTTCTTGCAAAATCATTTCGTGCAACCGTTGGGATGCCTTGAACGCGTTGGCGTCGCCTGAGCGCGCCAAATCGGTTAATTCCATGAACGGCACCTTGACGCCATCGACCTCAATTTCCATGGGCTTGACCTTGCGCGCGGCGTCCCACAGTTCCGACGTGATGCCGTGGCGCTTAAACGCGCGCTTGAGCGGTCCGTCCAGCTCATCCAGCGCCTTGCCCGCGTTGTCCGCCAGATAGCCGAAGAATTCCTGCCCGAACGCCTTGCGTCCGGCTTCGGTCATTTGCGTGAGGCCCGTCACACGGTGGAAGGTGTCGGCCAGTTTTGCCGTCCAGCCGTCACCCAACAACTCGTCTTGGTAGCGCGCCGCCGCCACGCCGCGCGCCGTCCAGCTGTCGGCGACGATGCCTTGGCGCGACGCCAAAATGCGGTCGGCGTGGTTGGTGGGGCTCATGGATTTGGCGTAGTTGGCCAGCACCTTCATGGACGGCAGGCCGTTAAACGCGGCGGTCTTTTTCAAAAACATGATGTCGGACACAGCGGACAACGGCGCACGGCCCAGCATGGCGGTGGAAAGCACATTACGCGTGCCGCCGAACAGCCGATACCACAATTCGCGCACCGGGCTGTTGAGGCGGCCTGAAAGCACGTCGTAGATGTTTTGCAGGTGTTCGGCCTTGGAGCGCAAAATTCCGTCGGGCTCTCCCGCTTCTTCAACGGTCTTTTTCATCTGCCTTATCATCGCCTCTGGGTTGGGACCCAAGACCTCCAACATGGCGATGTCGCGCGAGACTTGGTTGATGTGGCTCATCAGCAAGCCGAAAATGTCGGCGGAGCCGTATTTTTCGTTGTACGCCAGCCAGCCCTCCGCGTCCTTGAATTGCAGCGTGCGCGGGTCGCCCATGCGGTTTGCAAGCTTGCGCGCTTGGCCCACGAACGGCTTTTGCGCCAGCTTATCCATGCCGCCGGACTCCAACGTGCGGTATATCTGGCCCACGGCCTCGCCTAGTTTGTCACCTTTGAGCGCCAAGCCGGTGACCTCATCCAGAACCTCAACATTCATCGCCAGCACGTCGCGCACCCAAGTGTCGAACCCGGCGCGGTGAATGTGCCGGGTGCTGTGCACGTTGGGCACCACCCAATTAAAACGTTTTTTGATGTCGGCCCCCGCTTGATTGGCGGCAAGGCGTGCGGTTTCGGTCATGTCGGCCCACGATTTGGCCGCACCCTTCGCGGTGGCGTTGCCGGTGTCCGCGCCGGCGTCTTCGCGTACCCCGCGATAAGCCTCTTGCACAAAATCCTTGAGCCCCGCTTTATCTTGGCGCAACCCGACGGTTTTGGAGCGAAACGCATCGATGCCATCGATGAACAGGCCGCGCAAGATGCCCTCCCAACTGCCCTTGCGGTATTCGACGTTGGCCCAAGGCGCGGCGGTCTTGCTTTTGGTGAGGTGCGAAATTGCAGCCTCGCCTATGCTTTGCTCGTATTCGGGAAGCGCCAAACGCCCCAGAATTTCATCCGCTTTTTGGATGTGCAGCGCGCGTTGACGCTTTTGCAGAGCCTTTTCCTCGGCCAACTGCAACGCGGTTTTTTCCGCCGCTGCGCGCTCCGCCGCGCTCATGGTCATGGTGTGTGCGAACGTTTCGCGGTGATGCTCAAACGTGACTTGGATATCGGCGGCCTGAGTGCTCGAGATTTCGCGGCTCAGCACCAATGCGTTCAAGCATTCGAGGATGTTGGCGCTCATGTGTCTGCCTTTCTGCCCACGGCGCACGCGCGGAATGCCTCGACCGCGCGAATGTCGTCGGCGGCCTTGTCCATTAAATCGCGTGCCGTGGCGGTGCCCGACGTGACGCTGCCGTCGGGTTGAGGGTCTTCAAAATCAATCATGCGGTCGGGTTTTTCTTCGACGATGCGCTGCACATCGCGGTAAAGGGCCTGTTCTTGAGCCGGGCGCATGGCGTCCAGCTCTTCGACGGCGGCGCGAGCTTCTGCCGGGGTGGGCGGGCTTAAATCGGCGGGCCCTCGCGCGCTCATGGCGTCACGCGCGGCACGGGCGATTTTCATGTGTTGAGCGGTGCTGCCCAAGCGCAAGATGATGTCGTCGAGGCCGTGTACGGACATCTCCACTTCAAATTCAGCCATCGGGCTGTCCACGCCGTATTCTTGCCCATGCTTGCGGGCGATGGCTTCCTTGTTTTTTACATGTTTGGAGACTTCCGCGTCATAGGCGGAACTGTCGGTGTCAAGCCCCGCCTTGGCTTTGCTGAAACGGCGGTGTTCCGCGAGAACGTCTTTCAGCATTGCATCGCTGATGGCACGAGAGCTGTTTTCTTCACCATTTTTATTTGCTATACTTCTGTAATCAGGACCGGCAAGGTCGTTTTGGACGTGAGCCGTGAGGCGCTTAGGCGATTCAGGCACTTGCAGCGGCTGTTGAGGCCAACCCTCCCCTTGGGGAGGGGGGCCTCTTTTTTTGGGTCCCTTATTCCAATACGCCGTGTGAAAACGTAGCATTATTTTTTTTGGTGGAGTTTTTGAACTAACATAGTCTATAGCCTCAACCACATGCAGCCAATTGCCATCAATCATCATGCGACGTTCAATGCCCAGACGCCCCTTTTTCAGTTTTGTCTGTACAAGCTCCCCCCTCTCCAAGACATCTGGAACAGATTGAAAATCTTTGGGTTTAAATGGAATTTCATCGCTACCGTGGTCACGCAGGACTTTGTGCACTGCGTTGGTATCCATCCGCCGCTGGGCAATACCCAGATTATGCCCTTCCGGTAAATACTTACTCGCTTCCCCGATAATTTCCTCAAACTGCCAGTCCGCTAGACGTCCATAAAAAATGGCATCGGCGTCAGCAGGGTTAGTTCCTTCATTTTTGGCATGGGTCGTCGCGCCATCAGCGCGTTCAACCAAGTCATTGATGCGTGCACGACGGTGATTGAGGTAATCATCCAATGCCCGACCAGATGGAAGCTCTCCATTGGCTAATGCTTGCTCAGCCTCCGCCATCGCCGCTAAGTGTGCGGCTTGGCCTTCGACGGAATCTTCGAACGGCGATTGTTCGGTGATGTCGCGGGCGGTTTCGACCACCGTGGCGGCCGCGCGGGTTTCCGGGGTGTCCGGCACCGCGCCCGCTTGACGGGCGGCGCGCCATGCGTCCGATAACGCGCCTAACCCCCGGCCTATGAGCTTGACGCCAACCCCCAGGCCGCCCGCACCGACCGCGCCGGAAGCCACGTTCTCGACCATATCCCCGGCTGTGAACTCAACACCGATGTCGCGTTTCCATCCCGCGACGCTGGGCAGGGTGGCGGTCTCTACCGCCGCGCCAAGGCCGGCCTCCACCAAAAACGTGCGCAAGAGGCCCGCCCCCGCCGGTGCGCCCAGCATCACGGTGGCAAGGTTCGGCGGGTCCAGCACCGCCGCCCCTGCGCCGCCTGCAAACGCGCCCACATCGCCCCATCCGTCGGACCCGGCGCGCACCAACGCGGTTTCGTCGCGCACCGCTTTTGAAACACGGGAAATGTGCGCCAGTATTTCTTCGTGTCCCTTGACCTTCAAATCGGGAAAGCGCGCTTTCAGGGCTTGCAGTTTTGTCTTGGCGGCGGCGGCGGCGGCTTCGTAGCGCGATTGGCGCGTCAACCCCAGGCTTGCCCCGAACGCGGCCTCGGACGCCGCATCGACGGCGCCGCCCATCCAGTCGACGGGGCCGTCGATGCCAAGGGCGTTCATGTAAAACTTCGCGGGGTTAAAGATGCGTTCGCCGGTTTGACGCTCGACACCATCAAGGTAGTGGCTCCACCCGGCATCCAACGCCAGTTCGTCGGATACGGCGAGGTTTTCGAACACCATGGCGTTCCAAGAAGCCGCTGCATTGTCGCCCGCCCCGGTGGGCGGCACGGCCGCGGGCTGCAACACAGATAGACTTTGCAGGGCGTTACGTTCGTCGCGCGCGGAAATCGGCAGAAAGTCGGTCATGGCTTGTTTTGCCCCTCCCCGAATTGAGCCGCCTTAAAGGCCCCGTTTAAATCGATGGTGTAGCGTGCGACGCCGCCATCCCCGGCGACCATCAACGGCGAACCGCGCAGCAACACGGCGTAGCGGTTCGGGCCGACCACCGCCATTGTGGCGTAATCGCGAATGTGTTGGGCCGTCACCGCGTGACCCGACAGGGTCATGGGCTGGCCGTTGCCGTACACCTGCAACTCGGCGTCCGTCAGGCTGTTCATTGCGTTTTCCATCGCGTCGTCGTCCATGCCGCGCATCGGGGCCAGGGTTTTGACGCCGTTCCACGTCACAATGCCGCCGGTGACGCGGTCCAGCGCACGGTTCAATCGGTCCGTGTTCACGATGGCGGAGCGGTCGCCGCCATCGTTGGCGTCATAGGCGTAAAGCGCCAGCGCCGCGTCCGTGTAGGCGGGCTTGAGCGCGGGCAAAAACCGAAAGGCGTCGCCCACGCGGGTGTTGATGTGGGGCAAGGTATCGACCGATTTGGGCAAAATGGTTTTTTCGGCACGGCGGATGTCCGCCCCCTCAAGCACGCGGCGCGCCAGTTCCATCTGCCCGCCGCCCGCAATGCCCGCGACCGCGCCCATAAACGGCTGGTCTTTACCGAACATCTGCGCCGCCAACGCCTGATAAGCGCCCCGGTCCAGCGTGGTGCTGAGCGTTTCCAACATCTTGACGCGCTGAGCGTTGTCCGCCGATTTGAAGGTGTTCGCCAGCCAATCCGGCTCCGTTCCCGTCAACAACGCCATGTTGGGCAGGCGGTAATAGCCCTGAACCTTCTTGGCGGCCTGAACGCGAGCTTTCACGGCGTTTGCGTCGGTGGGGTCGAACGGGCTCAACGCAACCAGCCCGGTCTGGGCCGAATAGCCTATCGGGTCGTTTTGCAGCGCCTGGCGTTTTTGGCGCTGGATGGCGCGCAACGCATCCTGCGCCTGAGCATTTTCCGCGTAAACGTAAGCTTCGCCCGCGGCGGGCGCGAAGTTTGCGATGATGGCTTTTTCATCCTCAACGGTTTGCGCGGCGATGAGGCCCGTGCGCGCGCCCGCGACGCGTTCCAGCACCTCCAGCTCGCCCAAGATTTGCTGTGCGCGGTCGGGCTGATCGCCATAGGCGGTTTTGACCATCTCGTCAGTGACGCCGCCCGCACCGGCATCCTTACCCGCCGCGCGCGCGGCTTTTTCATCCGCCAAACTCAACGTCACGGTGGTGCGCAGTTCCGCCAAGCGCGATTTGTCCGCGGCCGCGGCCTCGGCGTCCAGCATCTTGACCTTTTGACGCGCCTTGGCGGTGGCCTTTTGAATTTGACCGGACGACAACACATCGTCCCATGCACCGCTTTCGACCTCCTTCAACGCCGCACGTGGGTCCGTGTCGAGAAAGCCTTCAAAGGCGGTGCCGTAAACCTTGCCTTTCCACGCATCGCGCTGCGCTTGCAACGCATGGGGCGACAAAACATCGGCTTTGTTGTCGATGGCGACAAGGCCCAAGGCGTAAGCGTCCGGGGCGTCTTCGGGCGTGCGAAAAACGGTTTTAAGGTGCGCGTCCAACGTCTCGCCAAGCCGGGCGTTGTGAAATGAACCGATGGCGTTGGCCTCGAAAATCAGCGCCTTATTTTTGTATCCGCCGACCACATTTTTCATGTGTTTGCGCACGACATCGGCGGTGTGGTCGTTGGGGGCGTTTTTGAGCGCGTCCTCGATGCTTTTGTCAAACTCCGACTTTAGGTTGTCGGCAAACTTATCGGGGTAGGTGCCAGCTTCTGTTTTGGCCTTGATGAAGCGCTCGCCGAACCTGTTTTGCAGCTCAGCCACCGTGCTGTCGACATAGTCTTTGTCGCGGGCGTCGCTGGCCAACGCGGCGATGTTTCCCATGCTCGCAGCGAAGTTTTGCGAGGCGTGGCTAAGCTGACTGATGGCGGAGGGGTTCGCCTGGGGCGGGGGGGCGACCTGCGGTTGGACGTATCCGGAGCGTTTGGGGATGATAGCCATTTTTATCTACTTTAGATGAGTGAGGGGTAACTCTATTCGGTGTATTTGGATGTTTTTGGGGTGGTCGATTTCGGCTTATTGTATTGGTAAAGACCGCCCATAAGGGTGCCCGCCGCGTTCAAATACCCCGCCGTCTTGGCGCTTGAACCGTAAAGCCCTTGCAAGCCCGCTTCGCCTTCCAGCGCACCGGCCTCAAGCGCGCCGTTCCTGAGAATTTGGCGATAATCGCGGTCCGCTTCGGCGGCGGTCGTGGTGAGCAGCGTCAGGGCGGAACCGGACCCCGCGTCCATGCCGTTCGCCCCCATGCGCGCGCGCATGGTGCCCATCAATTTTTGGTCGGATTCCTTTTGGCGGTTTGCGTTGTATTCTGCGGCTTGGCGCTTTTCAGCCGCCGCACGGTTCGCCATCGCGGCGTTGTAATCGTGCGCGGATTTTTGCGCGTTGCCTTGTTGGATACTGCCGACGGCGGACATTCCAACACTGGCGGCCAATAAGGCCGTTTCAAGACCCATCGCTTCAATCCTTGTCCCGTGTTCGTGAATACATCCAGTGGTCGCTGCGGTCAGCGCCGTATTGCGCCATCAGGTGCCCATTACTGTCGGGTGTGCTGTCGGGCGTTAGGCCAAGCCCGCGCATCCAAGCGTCCGCATGTTTAAAATTCGTCGAAATGGTCGCCTGCACGCGGTGATATCCGATATCGAACGCCGCATCGATCCCCCGGCGCATGGCGCGACGCACCACTGCCCATGCGCGGTCGGGTTTGTCCGGTTGCAGGCGTTCGGACAACAGCGACCACGCCTCGCCCACGCCGGGGTGCATCGGGGCAATGCCCGCACACCCCACCACTTCGGCACCGTCCAACGCCGCGTAGGCCATGCCGGGCGCTGCCAGACGCGCGGCGAACGTTTCCAAGTCCCCTGCGATGTCGAACACCGCGCGTTCCATGGCGCGTGGCTTCATGGTGAGAATATGATGCGGTTCCAACGGCACGATTTCAAAGTTTGAGGTTTTAACCATCGTTCACCTTCATGCGAATGCCCAATGCCCGAAGTTCCAACGGTGTCGGGTCGTTTTTCTTGACGAGCACGACGCGCGGGTCCGTCGTCCAGCCGCCCGCGATGCTGAGCGTCTTTTCACCCGTGAACGGCGCGGGGCGAGTGTCCAGCGTGGCGGGCATGTACGGAAATATGAACGGGTCGGCGCGGGCCTCATCCGGGCCGATGCGCGCGCCCATGCCGTAGCGAACGTCAGGCGATACGCTGATAACGCGCTTGCGTTTACCCACGCTTGAGCCTTCGCGTGACCCGGCATCGGGAATGGTCGGTTCCAACACGCCGCGATAGCCCAACCCGGCGTGGACCTTGGACGCGGGGGCGGGCAACGTGATGGAGCCGTCTCCGCCCACCGTTTGGGGTTGCAGGGTGCTGCCGTCGGCGAATATGTGAACCTCTTCCCCGGCCAAATGGTCAAGGCCGGTAAAATGCGTTTTGGGCGCGCCGTCATAGGAAATTCCACAATCGATACAAAAAGCGTCTTCCCAAGCGGTTTCGTGGTCGAAGGGGCTCACCATGATTTCCACAAAGCGCCGCACTTGCCCCCCGACGGTACGGCACGTCACAAACCACGTTTCGTCCGCATTGGCTCCGGGGATGGTTTCGACGCTTTCGAATTGCCCGGCTGTTTCGTGGCGGTGCCAACCTTCGACTTTATGCTCTGGGGCAAAGGTGAAACCCAAAAGCGCCCCATCGCCACGGCAGCACCAAAGCATTCTATCAGGGGCCTGTTGCCACGCCGCATCCACAATGCCGCTCGCCGTTATGTGGTTGGCCATCAAGGAATGTTCCTCGGTAACGTACCCGTCGCTTTCAAGGGCATAGCGCAAACCGAGCAATTTTCTTTTCGTGCGATCAACAAACAGGAACGAGCCGCCAACACGTTTTGCGCTTTGCGTGTCGGAACCGACGTTATCGTGCTGTTCGACCTTGAAGGCGTTGGGTGTGATGGTGGTGTCGGAGGAAACGCCTGACGAGATTTTCCATTCGCCCGCATCCGTGCCGCACATCAAAGCCGTGCGCGACGATTGCAACCAGCGCACATCGTGTACGTCGTCGGCAAGAATTTGCACTTCAATGGCGTCGTCGTCCACGTTGCCCAAGGTGAAGTCGGTGTGGTTTGACGTTTTCGACATGAAAATGCGGTTGGGGTCGTCCCCACCGCCGACCGCCAAACGGTCCTGGCAAAAACATATGGTCGCCGGATATTGACCCAACCGCCACGCGCTGGATGCGGCGGTGCTGCTGAAGTCGGTTTTCACATCCGCCGTCACGGTGATGGCGTCCGTCACAGCGGTGATGGTGGCTTCGCCCGTTGTGGCCGCATGCGTGATGGACACCATCCGTCCGACGTCTTTGGATGTGAAGGGGGTGAAGCCAACGGCGGCGATGGCGATGCCCGTGCCTGTTAACGCAGAGGGTGCCAGGGTGCGCGCTGTGGCGATGTTGGCGCGTTGGTACGGCCCACCCGTTAACGGTGCGTTTTCAAGTACCCAATCGGTGTGTCCGTTGCGGGTCAGGGTTTTGATGGGATGGCCTGGACAAACCAGATACATGACATCCGCACTGCGCACGTATTGAATGGCGAATACGTCCGCCTCATCGTAGGACGTCGCGATTTCATAAGGCGCCCCGCCGCTCATGATGGGTGCGCCGTTTGTGAAAAAGCGAATGTAATTGTGCCCGGCCTCCAGCATGTAGGCTTGTCCGGCGTTGAACCAATAGCCCAACAGGCGCGCCTTGCGGTCGGCAAATTTGGCGGAAGCCGCAAGGCGCAGACCGGGGCGAAAAGCCGCGTTGCCGCCCGCGCGCACGGTGAAATTGAGAAGCTGTCGACACCCGCTGTCGTGCTTGGCGAGATTGTCGCGTTCTTCCAGGCGCGGCGAGATTTCACCGCCGTTGAAGCTGGCTTTTTTAAGGGAAACTTTCGGCATCGCCCTACATTCCTTCCCTACACATCGTCGGCCCAGCCAACATCTCCGCCTTGCGCGTCGGTCACGTCTGCGGCGCCTTCCGATGCATCGAGGCTGGCCCCGATGGCGCCAACCTGTTCGGCCAAGGCGTTTGCGAGATTGGACTGGGTGGCCGAGCCGGTGAGTTTGCGGGCGATGAGCGCGCTCAAGCGAAAGGCCACCGCGTTTGCGCACGCGGGGTCCATGTCTTCGGTGCGGATGAGGGCCGTGTAACTCAGGTCCGGCCCCGGCGTGACGTCGGTGTGAACTTCACGGCCAAAGCGTTTCCACACGATGTCGTCGCCGGGGCCGCCTAAGCGTTGCACGCGCAAACAATCAGGCGGCAATTGGTAGGCGTATGCGAAACCGTGTGCGGGGGACTGGCTGAGGGGAGCACCCAAAGTGCTCAAGCGCGTTGCGCAATTCCAGTCGTGCTCGACAAGCACGGTTTCGATAGCCCCCGCCAACGCCGCCTTGCACAGGCGCGCGGCCTCGGACGCTTCGTTCAAAGACGACAGTGGCCCGTCTTCAAGCGGAATAAGTGCAAGATTGGCGATGTGGATATCGTTCATGGTCAGGACCTGAAGGGCTTTGAAAAAGAAAGGGCCCCACGGATGCGAGGCCCTTCAGTCGGAGACAGATTGGTTTGTTTTGTTATGCGTAAAGCGCGGCTTAGATGGGCACCGCGCGGATAACGCCGCTGACGGTTGCACCGTCCGGAATGGCGGCGGCGGACGTAAACTGCACGATGATGCCGTCGCGCGAATTCACCACTTGGTTCACGAACACGCGCTTAGTGCCCGCCATCGTGGTGGCGCTGGCCGCTTTGAAGGCCGTTGCGCTCGCCGCGACGGCGGTTCCGCCGGTATCTGAATAGGCCGCGTGGCCGATATCGATGGTGCCGCCCAACGCGGAATGGTCGAATTCAATGTCCACGATGCGCATGCGGCCGAACGGGGTTTTGACCAACCGCCCGATGCTGGCGATATCGCCCACACCCGTTTGGGTGAAATCGAAGGCGAAGATATGTACGCCGCCGCTGTAATCGGTGGGCATATTGTGCCCGCTCACCGTACCCAGTTCGCGGGCGAGCTGAGTGCTGTCTTGGGTTGTAATAGCCATGAGGGCTTACTCCTTAAATCTTGGCCTTGATTTCGACGACTTGGCCTTCGTCGCCGCGCCCCGCGCCGACGCCCATTCCCGCCCACACCTGCATGGCGTAGTTTTGGTCCGGGAGTTCGGATAAGCGGGTCTGCAAATCCGATGTCACGGCGCGGCGCACACCGGATTTTTGCCATGCGGGAAGGCGCAAAAACCCGTTTGCATCGGTGCGGACGGCTTCGGTGTGAACGAAGTTGTAACCCAGCGCGGAGACCTTGCCCTTGTCGTTGAACTCGCCCAGAAAATAGTCCTTGTTGGAAATCTCCGGGTCGTCCATGAGGTGCTCAAACCCAACGCTATTGATAGCGATGTTGATTTGCTCATCCATCGGCGCTTCGTTTGCCATGAAGCGAACTTTCACCAACTTAAGCTTTTTACCGTTCAAGCCGACGGCCGTGCCCGTGATATCGGGGTTGGCTTTGTCCCACCCTGCGGACCCGGCGTTCACATGAATGACTTGTGTGGTGGGGAACACGATATCCGCGCTGTCGCCGGGATTGTCCATGCCGGCCTTAACGTTCGCCAGCATGGCGTCGAGGCACACTTCGTCCTTGGTACGATTGGCCGCCGCCTTGCCCGCGCGGATGTAAGACGAGTTGACATCGGTCAGCACCGTGGTTTTGTCAAACGAGTCCAGTGGGGTCGGGCTCCAAACATAGTTGGCGGAACGCAACCAGCGCCGTTCATGCCCCATATCGACGTGGGGCGTCTTTTGCAGCTTGGAGGTGACTTTCGTCATTTTGGTTGCGGCAATGGAATCGAAGGACATGCCCTCGGCTTCCAAATTGTGCTCTTCGCACAAATCCCAGACGCGCGCGTCTTCTTGCTGCATCGCAAGATTGAGGGTGTTGTGATAAGTGACGCGGCGCTTATGCAGCTCCACGCCATCGGTATAGACCATAGACATTTCAGATGCTCCTATGGGTTGATGGAAGGGTTAGGAGCGTCGGGGCAGCCCGGCTCATCCAAGTTCTTGCAAGGATTGTCCGGACCCGTTCTCGACGGATGCGTCCGCCTGCGCCTGTCTTTCCAGGTGTCCGCCGGACCCGAAGCCTTCGCCCCAGGCAACCCGGTCTAAAACTGTGAATTTAGCGTTAAGCGGCGGCGATATCGTTCAGAGTTTGCCATCTGCCGTAGGCGGCCTTGCGCGCCGCGGGACCGTTTTTACCGCCGAAATCGGCCTGAAACCCGGCGTCGGAACTCAAGGCGTCAATTTCCTTTTGCGCGCCTTCGCGGGTTGCGGCGCTGGCGGCGGCGTTGCCGGACACATAACCGTGCTCGCCCATGCTGGCGGCGATGCCGCCTAGAAACTCGCGCATGGCGGGGTTGTTGCCTTCTCCGGTGGTGCGCAGCCAATCCTTGATGGGCGGCCCGCCGAATTCATCGATGATACGATTGATTTGCTCGGTCACAGCTTTGGGGTCGCGTCCCTCTTCGCGCCACTTGGCGTCCAATTCACCCTGGCCTTGACGGTAGGTTTCGGCGCGCTCTGCGGTTTGCTGTTCAAGGCCCGCAAGCGCCATTTCGTTGCGCCGCGCAAACGCGAGTTGAGCCTGGTCCTGGCTCAGCCCAAGCTCGTGAAACACGCCTTTAAAAGCTTGTAAGTCCTGGTCTGAAAATTCCACACCGACAGGCAAGTTGTCCGGCACGTCCAATTGATAATCGTCGGCGTTTTCGGGACGCCCCAATGCGGCGTAAAAACTGTCCAGTTCTTCCGCCGTGGCGTCTTCACCGGGCAATTTAAGGCGATTTTCACCTACCATTTTTTGGGTTTCGATGAGCGATTTCGCAATTTCGTCGTGGCTCTTAAAGCCGCGCAACGCTTTGTGGTTTCGGTATTCTTCGGACAAACCTTCCAAAGGGCCCGCACCGCCACCCAAAACCATATCCGGCTGTTCGCCGCCACCCTTGGCGCCATCCCCACCTAATGGCGCAGCCGCGTGGGTGGTTTCGGTTGTCGTTGCGTTGGCTGGCGTGGCGGTCGTCTGGTCGGCTATTTGGGCGGTCGTTTGCTCGTTCATCGTTTAATCCTTTGCGTAGGCTCTGGCCAACTCGACAAGTTCGTCTTGCGACATGTTGAGTTGGCTTGAAATGTGAATAAAAACGTCGCGCTGAAATTGCATCCGGGCGAGGTCCGTGGTTGTGGTGCCTGCCGGGGCCTGGGCCATAACGCCGCAGTACCCCGCCAAATCCGTCAGTACGCGCTTGCCTTGCGGCGTTGTGAAGGTGGCGCGATAATCGCGCTGGCGGCGGTTGAACAGCCTGTGAAAGTAACCGAACGCACGCTCAAACAAGGTCGGTTTCGCACCCGCATCGCCTTCGAAGGCGTCGAGAACGTCTTCGAATTCACCCTCATCTAAATCACCGCTCATGGTTTTGCACCTTCAAGGCGACCGGCGGCATCAGCCAAGGTTTTGACCCCGCCGACGGCACGTTCCGCCATGTCCGCTTGTTGCTGCTGTTCTTGGGCGGCTTGGCGCTGCTGGCGCATGGTCTGCACATCGTTTTGGTCGCGCACGAGACCCTCCGGCGCTTTGTTGGCCTCCGCCATCAGGCGCAGGGCGCGGTCGCCGTCGAGATTGTCGCGGGAACCCGGCGCAATTTGCTCGATAACCCCCGCGCCTTCGATGGTGCGCAGGATGCTTTCGGCGATGCCCGCTTGACGCGATCGCTCCAACGGTGAAATAAATTCGACGATATAGTCACCAGGGCCGAGCCCCTGCAAGACTTGCGGCATGGCTTCAAAATCGAACTGACGGGCACGCCACAGCATGTTGAAGCTGCGCCGCCCCACCGGCAAGGCGAACTCATTTTCGATGTTGCCGACAGGCGAGCCCATGCGCCGCATCATCTGCTGAACCCGCCCTAGGTATTCGGTCGCAGTCATGTTGGGCGACAATGGAATGTCCAGCAAATCCGAATAGAACGCCTTGTGCACCTGGGCTTCGAGCTTTTCTTCAATTTGCATGCCGAACGCCAAGCCGTCGGGCCCCGGCCATTTGCGAATTTCGGGGGCGTTGCCCGCTTTGTCGGGCTTGGTATAGGTCAGTTTGTCCGGGCGGCGATCAATACGCCCCTTGAATGCACCGCTGACGACGTAATGAGACGGCTCGACAATGCGGTGGCCCGCTTTCAAATCGGTGCGCACGACATTATTCAGCCGCTTGATGGTCGAAAGCGCCGTCAACCCGAAAGACCAACCCCAAGGGCTGTCTTCCAACCCCATCAACCGCGCCGTATGATAGGGCTGTTCATGATAACCGCCTTCGGAAACGACTTGTGGTTGTCCGTCCAAACTGACATAGGTCGATGCAAACGGCAGATTGAGTGCGTCGCGCTTGCCCTGCGCATAGACATCGCGCGGGCGCACTTCGTGCAAAAATTCGAACATGGTTCCGGCGCGTTTTTCATCGCTTGCCGCGTCCACAATCTTTTGCGGCAAGGTACTGTTTGCAATCGACTTGAACTTCGCCACCGCTTCACGCGCCGCCATCCTGGTGAGGACCTGCACACCACTGGGTCGACCTTGCCCATCGCTTTCTAAAAAGTACGTCTTGGCGATGGGAACGGCGCGAAACGACAGGTGCATGCCAGAAGGGTTGTCTTCTGAAAACACACACAATGCACCGAACGCGACCGCCGATTGCATGGCCTTTTGGCGCGCACTTTCAAATCCCGAGCGTGGCGTACGCAGGGCGGCGTTGAGGGTTTCGGCCATGTGTGCGGTGTAGGCGGAAACATCGTCGCGCTCATTGAGATGCTTATCGCGCATTTTCACCGTGTAATGGTCGGTGCCGCCAAACAGCAATCCGTCGATACCCGACGCGGTGTTTTCGCACGCATCCTTGGCGACGTCGCTCACCACGCCGCGCCGCGCTTCGCGGCCCATGCCGAACGACGTCATGGCGCGGGGCAAAACAAACTTTGCGATGTCGCGAAAATCAGCCTCCAAGGGCCTTTTGGCGTCCTGCGCGTTGTCGTGACGCGCCAGTACGTTCTCGACTTTGGTTCGCTGTGGATGGGTACGCATGGTGTTCATCCGGTTTTTCCCAAAAGCCTCATCCGCCTAACAGAACCTTCTTTTGCGTCGGCGCGACTTCGGTCAATCCACCAGGGCCGTTTTTGATGTTGTTGGCTCCGCTGGCGGCCAGAAGCTGGCGCTTTCTTTCGCGCTCGGATGCGGCCTTGGCTTCCGCGTCGTCGGCCGTTGACGGCGCGGGCGCGGGCGCGGGCATCGGCGGCATGCTGGGGCCGCTAAATAGTCCACCCATGGGGTTTCCTTTCGCTATGCTCGGTTTGTTAATGGTTGAGTTCGTCGTAATCGCTGACAACCTCGCCCGCGTCGTCGCCGCGCGGGTCGTGGCTTCGTTTTTCCACCGCAAAGGCGAAAGTCAGAACCGTGGCGTCCGCGCCGTCGGGGCTGAATTTGACGCGGGCGATGATGGCTTTCTTTTCTTCGACTTGCAGTTTTCGGTCGGTGGTACGGTCTTTTTCGCGCGACGCCGCCAAGTGCATATGCAACAGGTCGTCGTCGGGAATATCCGCGCCGCCGAGGTCGGTAATCCAGATGTTGGCGAGGCCGTACATTTCGGCGCGTTTGTTCAAATATTCGTTGTCGTTGTCCGCCGCGCCGCCGAAATCCACCATCATGACGCGCTCGTCATAACCCAGCTCGCACAGCACGTCGTAAATGTCCGCACCGCCGTTGCCCGCATCGATGAACATCATGTCCGCGCCGGTTTGGTCCAGCGCGCGGGTCGCCATGCCGACGCGTTCTTGCAGGGTTTTGGTTTTTTTGTGCTTATTCCAATGCCGCCCCAGCACCCGGCCCTGGCGGCTGATAATCCATGACAAATCCCCGCCGCGTGCGTTGGGGTCAAAACCGAGTATCAACGGCAAGCTCGACGGTGGGTCCGGCAGTTGAGCACGGCGGGCGCGCATGATGGCGTCCACCGAAATAATTCCGCCTTCGCCGGACGTCTGGAACGCCTCTTCCACCGTGGCGGGGTATTCTTGTTGAAACTTCCAAAACGGCCCCAGCGCCGGGTCCACGCCCGCGGCTTGGGCCTTGGTACGACTTTTGACGAACGCCCAATACAGTTGGTCGCGGTCCAAGCCGTGCAGGGCGGCGTAGTCTTCCCAACGGTTGACGGCTTCGCCCTGGTCGTTGACCGTATCGGGCGGTCGCCAGCCTTCGGGAGCGGCCTTGCGATAGTCCGCCGCCCAAAACCACGGAAAAAAGATGAGCAGAAATTCGCTCTCACCTTTCAGGGCCTGAATACACAGGTTGTAAAACACCCCGCTGACACCGTTGCCGGTGCTTTCCATGATGATTTCGGTGCCGTCTTCATCGGGCACGCCATCGATAACGCCGTCCATGTGCATCTGGGCATTGGTGCAAAACGCCGTTTCCGACCAATGCACCAACTGATAGGTGCCTGAACGTCCGATTTCCGACGCGCCTGCGGTGGCGACTTCGTAGCCGGAATCCAACCCGCTGAACATCAAGCGCTTGGCGTTGGAGGTGTCCGCCACAGGCCGCACCATTTGCGGGCTGTGCTGATAAAAACGGTCCACCATCTTGAACAGCTTGTCCGTGGCGTCTTGGCGATGCGTCAAAATCATCGCCAGCAACCCCTTGGTGTGCGTGACGATGTGATAAAAGCGTCCCGCAATGTAGGTGCTGATACCGCGCTGGCGGGGCTTGAGAATAAGCGCCCGCACACGGCCCGTTTGCTTCTTTTGTTCCTCCAACTTGCGGTGAACATATTCTTGCTCACGGTTTAGATTAAGCGGTTGCAATCCATCGCTTTTGGTGCGGATTTTCAGTATTTTTTCGGCAAAAAAAGCGAAGACGTCCTTGAGGCGCTTGCGCACCCTGAATTCTTGCAGGTTCGCGCTGACGTCGGGTATCTCGCTCATGATGGGATGCGCGCTCAGTGCATCTTGGTTTTTGGCGTGTCGCCGCCGTCGCCGCCGCCTAAGTGTTTGGGCGGCTCGTCCCTATCCAGCCAAGGCAACCACTGTTCGTGCGAGCCGTTGAGGTTGAGCGTGCTTTCGCTTTCCTTGGGGCTCGGTACGAGCTTATCCAAAACCTTGAGCGCCACGTCCTTGCGCTTGTCCAACGGCGCGGTCTCTTCCACCGCGTTGCCGACCGCATCCACGCCTGCGATGGGCATACCATTGACATAGGCCGCCAAAAACTTAACCGGGTCCACCTCATTGACGATGCGCTGGCGCAATTCAGCAGGCAGTTTGTTGGGCGTGCCCGTCGTCCGCCCGCCCGTTTTTTCACCCTTCGCCATACCAATATTCCGCCTACTTGAAATGAACGCGCGCCGTTTGCCCCCCCGTCCGCCGAGGACCCACAAACACAAACCCCATGCCGCGCGAGAGGGCGACATGGGGCAGTGTTTGCTTGAAGCCGCGAAACGGCCGGAAGGTGCGGGAGCCGACCTTGCGAAAAGGAAAGGGCGGGGAGAGGGGCCGCCCTGGCGCTCGAAACCGAACCTTGACACAAAACATCTCATAATTTGCACAAAGTGTCAAGATTTTTTTCCTATTTTTAAAGATTTTTACGACGATGCTCATCCAGGGCGTTCAGGCGACGGGCGATTTCATCCAATCCGGCATTGACGGTTTTGCTCAAGGTGCCGCGTGAACGGTGGCGTGGAATGTCGGCCTTTTTGATGAATTCCCATGATTTGAGCAACGCACGCAAACGTACAAATTTGCACGTTTGGGCATCCAGCCAGCGTGTCCACCGCACACGTTCCTCAGCCCATTCGATGTCCTTGTCGGTCGGCGGCAAGCCCCGCGCCGGGTCGTCGTAGCCGTAGCTCTCGTTCGCGTCGCGCACGATGCGGTGGCGCGGCTGAGCCTTGAGCATCGACTTCACCGGGTCCGGAGCGCGCACGATGATGCCCATGGCGTCGACCAGTTCGTCGCGCACCCGCTCGCGCGTCCAAGCCATCCTATGCCCCCAACAAGCGCTTGGCGCGGTCGAACACCTCACCGGGTTCGTTAAAGCCGCGCTCGATGCACAACGCCAGACCCAAGCCCAATCCCCAATCCCTCAGCTCGCGCGTGACGACATCGAAGACGGGCCGCGCGGTAACGACCACCCCACCGACAGTGCGCGCCTGCCTAGGAAACGCTTTGCGCACGTCGCTCAAGGTGGGGCGTCTTTCGTTGCTGATTTTGCATGAAAGATTTTGCACGGCTCCGTTCCCCCCTTAAACGCCGACGTGCAACGCAAGGACCCATGTGTCGGACATGCCGCCTTGCCTATCCATCTGCCCATCATTTTGCCCGTCATTTTGACCGTCCACATGCTCATTCCTGGGTTTGTAAAATACCATGACGGCGTTGATGGCCGCCTCGATGGCGGCGGCGTAGGCGCTCTGCACATGGTCGCGGATGAGCCGCGTGGGCGCGCCGACGTGCCACACACCCGCCTCAATGCGTTGTAGGCGCAGCGGAAGTACCCATGCGTTCAGGCCGCGCTCATCTATGGCTGGCACTTCGGCAGTCCAGCCTCGCTTGACGGCATCCGCTTCGCCGTTCACGCCTTTGCCCAGACATGCCACCACCCGCGCCCACAACCACGCTCGGCTCATATTGAGCTGCTCCGCCGTGAGCGGCGCGCCATCAGGCAGCGCAGCCGCGACCGGCGGCGACGGACTCTTTCCGTCCCCGCCCTGTAGGGGCGGGACGGAAGAGTCCGTCCGTGGGGCTGGCGGTGGTTGTGGTATGTCTAAATTATCGCCTTGATTTTGCACGGTGTTGTCTGAATGTTCCGACATTTTTTTAGAACTTTTTCGAGACTTTTTGACGCCTTTTTTGCCAGACTTTGCTTTTTTCACACTTTCATCCCCCTTTTTATCCCCCGTTTGTGTGGATGAATGCGCCGCCTCCGTTCTGTCTTTGTTCTTATCGCGACGGATGCGGGCCTTTTCGATTTCCTCTTCGGCGCGGTTGTTCATCAGCCAGTCCCCGCCGTCGGCGTCGCTCAACTTGTGCAGCTTTTTTTTATCCAGTAACGGCGTCAGTTCGCGGCGCAGCGAGCGCACGTTTTTGTATCCGCCCAGACGGCACAGATAGTCCTCGTCATGTTCGATGGGTCCGCCGGCGTTGTAGATGGCGCACAGAATGTCGATAAACAGCCCCCGTTCCGCCACCTGTAAGTTGCGTGTGTCGGTCAACCAGTCACGCGGGTAAAACGTCGCCCATGTGAGCGCACAGTAATCGTAATCAGGCATACGGCTCATTCTGCGGCCTCTCCCCGATAGGAAAAAACCGACACCGGATTGAACAGTGGCTCAGCCTCATGGATGCGTTTACGAGCGATGGCGGCGTAGTTTGGGTTCAACTCTATTAGCACTGCACGGCGTTGCAGTGCCCGCGCCACTAAGCCCACCGTGCCCGCCCCGCCGAACGGGTCCAGAACGGTCGCAGGGACCGGTGCGCCAACCTGTGTATGTTCACCGCACGCACACGTCGCCCGCCAGCCCACCGTGCGGGTGATGAGCCGCTTGTACGTACCGCCTTTCTCCGGTGTGGCCCCGAATTTCAGCGCCGACGCTTGTCCCGACTGCACCGCGCCGCCGTCCTCATGGACTTTTTCGACGATGCGCTCATAGGGTGCACCGCACTCGGAACACACGCCGTACTCCGACGTGCCCGCACGGATGCACGGTTCGACCAGCGCGGGTGGAAACGTGGCAAAATGGCTTAACCACGCATCGTGCGCCCCACAGGTACAGAACTTGCGTTTGCGCTCGACGCCCTTGTCGTCTTTGTAGGTTTCAACGCGGATAAGCCCGAGCTGCTCATTTAGGTATACATACCTACATATCGTGCACATTTCGACGCGAAACGGGCGTGTGGCGATGGTCCAGACGTTGCGGGGGTGGCGGGTGCCGCAATAATCGATGTCTTCGCGGTCCGCCCGGTGGGTGCCCTCACTCTGGCCGGGGTGGGCTTCGGCCCGCTTTGAGTTGGCCCGTTTGAACGAGTATTTTTGACCGCCCGGGTTCTCGGCATTGAGTGTCGGTTTCTCATCGGTTTTTTCGCGCACCGCTTCGGCGTCGTAGAAATACCTCTCCGATTTGGTGAGCAGATACACCTTTTCGTTGGCAGAAACGGGACGGTCGCTCACGCTTTCGGGCATCGGGTTGGGTTTGTGCCAGATGATTTCAGAACGCACCCACCAACCGTCGTCTTGCAGGGCGATGGCGAGGCGCTGGGGCACCATGCAGAGGTCTTTGGGCTTAAGGTATCCACCCGCGACCACGCGATTACCGTGAGATGGCCTATATGCCTCATAACCATTTTGCGAGCGTTTGGCGTCGGCATCAGATGAGCCCAACACCGCGCCGACAGTGGAAAACGGCTTATCGCGGAAGGTGCGGTCGTCTGGGCTCAGGTCGTTGGTGTCCGCCGCGCTGCGGCCATTGGGCTGAGTTGCGTAACAGTCGCCATAGTTCAGCCACACGGTGCCGTCGGGACGCAAAACCCGGCGTACCTCGCGCATCACCCGCACCATCACGTCCAGATGCTCACCCATCGTCGGCTCCAACCCGATTTGCCCTTCGACACCGTAATCGCGCAGGCCCCAGTAAGGCGGCGAAACCACGCAGCAATGCACGCTTTCGGCGTCCAAGCCCGCCAAGCGGTCAAATACGTCACCGATGAGGATGCGCACGGTCATGGTGCCCCCCTATCACCCGCCAACCGATTGACACGTTCTATGCGTTCGCCAATCCACCGCACCACGGGGACGGCTTTTGAATTTCCAATGGCCCTGTAGCGCAGACCGTCAGGACATTCGTCGGCGGGCTTTCCGCGCCAAGGGATGGCGGTGTAATTGTCTTTGAACCCTTGCAAACGTTCGCACTCGCGGGGCATCAGGCGGCGCACCGCCATATCGCTCAGAACATGCGGCTTATCGCCGCCCCCTCCACCTGTGCGCATGGCGGGGCAAACTTCGCCGCCAAGTTCAGCCGTGGCACCGCCGTCGTGACCGCGCAGCGACACCGCGACCGCCAACTGGCCACCGGCGTTTTGATTGCCGGTCACGCTGTTCATCGCCCGCATGGTCGGCGCGATTTCTTCCATGGGCCGGGGCATAAATGAGGCGCTGGCCTTACAATCGAAGGCGATGGCCTGCGGCACTTGGCGCGCCTCCAACGTGTAGGCCAACCCATCGTCACGAAAGCCCTTGCCGCCCGGTCCTGCATTGGGATTTTCGCACCCTGCGCGCTCCTGAATGGCGATAGGAACCAGCGGCGTTCCCCGTCCCGTCCCATCCTCACTGGCGTCGAGGCCTTCGCCGCGCAAGGTGTGAGCTACGATTGGCTCACTTCCGTCGCCGCGGTCATACGAAGCGCGGCTGCTAATTGTTGGCGCGACCCGGGCCACAAAGGTTTGACCGTCCGGGTCCATGCGTCCAGTCGCCGTCCGGCTCGCCGTCAAGGCGTGTCCGACTTCTCCGGTTCCGTCGATGCCTACGGCTTGGAGGTATCCGGTTGCGGCTCCGTGGGCTCCTGGGTCAAAGCCACCTGTTGAAGCGCGCGCTTCAAGAGTTCCGGCAACTCCCGCCCCCGCTTCTCGGCGCGGCGTAGGATGCCTGCACAGGCTTTCGCGCTCAAAAAGTACCGCGGTGGCACGTCGCCAGTCTCCAAGATATCCGACAAGAAACAGACGCTTGCGGCGCTGGGCCACGCCGAAGTACTGAGCGTCAAGCACTCGCCATGCGACGCCGTAAGGCCCGGGACCGTGGCACACGCCGGAATTGCGCCACCCGTTTTTTGGGACCTCGGGACGGTATGCGGTGAGAAGCCCAAGGATTTCCGCGAAAGTTTCGCCTTTGTCGATGGACAGGACGCCGGGGACGTTTTCCCAGACCAGCCATAAGGTCCGCATTCTGTCAGCAAGGCGAAAAAACTCAATGGTGAGTTCACCACGGACATCATCCAATCCGCCTCGCTGTCCCGCGCAGGAAAAGCTTTGACAGGGGGTTCCTCCGACGAGAACGTCAATCGTTGTTGGGTCAATTCCCATCCTTCTCAACCAGTGGGGGCGGATGCCCGTAAAATCGCCCAAATTCGGCACGCCGCCGGATTTGCGGGGTGTGCTCTTGCGTTTGCGCGACCGCGCGAGCGTGTTGCAACCCATGTGATGGCGCAATACGGCTTGGGGAAACGGCTCGATTTCCGACACGAACGCGCATTTCCATCCCAAAGACCTCCACGCTTGGGTGGCGGCCTCGATACCGGAGCAGACGGAACCGTAAACCAGCATTATTCATCACCCGCCTGTTTTTTGATGCGACACCGTGCCAGATGCTCGGCGCACCAGCTCTCGTCTTTCACAACCGGCTTGCCGCAAAAAATGGCGTCGCCTTTGGCGCGGCGCGATTTGGCTTCGCCTTCGATGTATTGGCAGGCGTGGGGCGTGTAGTCCGCCAGGGCTTGGCGGGGCGATGGCACAAGCGCCGCGCCGGACGCCGTGCGCACCACCGAAACGGCACATTTGCTCAAGGGCGGCGGCGTCTGCTTCGTTCGTGTGTGCCGGGTGGGGTTGGAATCCTTGAGGCTCAAACTAGGCATGTTTGAGCCCCCCTTTCAGGCGATATTCGTGAAACCATAGACATTCCGTAACGGTATGCCCGCGCTCGATTTGCACTTGGGGGCTGCTCAGCAAATCTTGCGGCAGAGTTGCAGGGCTCACCTCGCCGCACAGATAAACGGTCTTGCGACGAAACGCCCTCAACGTGCGCCGCGCCGCCGCCAGCGCTGGTGCCTTCAGCGCACCGCCACACACATCGATGATGCACACGTCGGCATCATCTTCATGTTTCACGGGAAACGCCCCGGACACCGCGCGCTGCACCGTTCCGGCGGGCATGTGGGGGGCAAACACAATTGCTTTAAACATGAGGTGCCCCCTTGTCTGAGGCACGGATGGCCGCTTCCATGTCGTCCAGCTCGTCACGAACCGATTTCAAGGCGCGTAACGTCTCCTTACGCTCGATTTCCGACAGGCCAACGCCAGCGGGACTTGTGGGGGTTGTCGCATCGCGCAGCGCGGCGGAAAAGCACCCCACCGCCTCGGATATGTCGAGCATTTCGGTCAGAACCGTGCCGGGAAACGCATAATCCGCTTGCGCCGTGACGAGGGTGCCGCATTTCTTTTCGAGCAGGTTTTGATAGACCGTCAAAATGGGCGGACGAATGACGCCGCCTTGATTGAGCCCCTCGCGTCGCTCACGCTCGCGCTGGATGAACAGCGCATCCAACGCCAAGGCTTGGCGCAAATTGGGCACCGTGGGGGTTTCCGGGTCGGCCCACTGGTTTTGTGTGCGCTCCGCGCGCCCCGAAACGGCGCACATTTCGGGTTTTCCCACAAGGTCGATGATGTCGCTTATCGCGCCGGGGAACGAATTGGGGTCCGTGCATTTGGTCATGGCGTCTCACTCAGCCGCACGCGTTGCGCGCGGGCTTTCCTTTCGCAATGGAACGAGGCCGCCAAAGCGGGCACGATTAGGGCGTCGCGATAAGCGCGCTCCGGCCCGCCGCACCCGCCACCGTGAAGCCTTTGGGAACGATTTTCTCCAATTGGCGCAAGGTGTCGGCTGTGGGGCTCCACTCCGGGTCGTCCATGTCGCGTAGCGCATTAACGGATAGGCCCGCATCCAAGGCGAGAACGCTTCTGCGCCGGCCTGTGTGCAGCTTGTACGCGCGGATGCGTGCAATGACGTCGTCAACGCTATGCGGTGTGGCGTTTGTATCCATGCCTCAAAACATCACATTAAAATGTGATGGTCAATACGGCAAATAACAGATTTATGTTATCGCGTGTGGAAAAGGTTTGGGGCAACTTGGGGATATGAGCGAAACGGCAGCATCAACCACCCATGAGCACGTACCCAAGGCCCGCGCCGATGCGCGCCGTGCCGCGCTACGCGCGTTTATGACCCATTACAGTCTGCAAGCCGCGTCTTGGGCGCGCAAGGCGGGGCTCAGCACGCCAAATCAGCTCTATGGTTTTCTGAACGGTGATGCGGATTCTCTATCCGTTCCAGTGCTGGAAAGTCTCGCCCGCGCCATAGAGCGCCCCATCGGTGAATTGTTGGGTGAAATCCCCCCGGGTGCGGGCAGCCTCATGGATGCAGGCCCCATCGACAGTGACTTGCTGGCATCCATCATGTCATCTGTGGACACCGCGCTGAAAAGCAGCAACAGAACCCTGCCCAACGATAAAAAGGCCCGTGCCGTTGCCCTGCTCTACAAGCGGTTCAGCCGTGCGGGCGAAACCACCGCAGACGAGCAAACCGTAACCGACTACATCCAGCTTGCGGTTGACAATACGTAGCGATGATGCCCGACAAACCGCCCCAAGTAGCCGAACAATATCGGTGCGAGTTTAGAGAGCGCCTCCAAACGGCGCGCAAGGCGGCAAAGCTTTCGCAACAAGACATGGCCGATAAGCTGGGTATGCCGATTGGCATTTACGCCAAGTACGAAAACCGCTCGCTGCTTCCGACTCGCGAAATATCCCGCGCGGCAAAGCTTCTCGGCACCACGAGCGAATATCTTCTAACCGGCGAAAAAGTCAAACATGCGCGCTATTTGATGCGCGATTGTATTGCAGCGACGCTACACTTTATGGATGAGCACGCCATTGTGTTGCCGCCTGAGAGCACCGCCAATTTGGCCCTCGTACTTTACGAACAGTTCAGCAAGCGCAATACACCTTTCGACAAAGCCACGGCCAGTATGATGCTGGATATGGCCGTCAGTAATTCGTCACCAAAACCTCTTTAACGCGCCCGCGCCCCTTGGGGCCCGCTGCGATGGTGCGCCGGGCATCGATTTCGTGGGTGGTGAACGCCCGCCACAAATCGAGCACCTGGGGCGTGCGAGAATTCGACACCATCCACTTGATGCCGCGGCGGTGCAATTTGACGCACAACTGCCACAACTCGCGGTGTTTATCCGCGCCGAAGCCGCCGGCGGCGTAGTCGGTAAAGTTGGCCGTAGGGCTCAACGGAACATAGGGCGGGTCAAAATAAACGAAGTCGCCAGGACGAGCCAACTTCAACACCTCATCGAAAGACGCATGCGCGATACGCACCCGGCGCAACGTCGCGTGCGCCGCCCAGATGGCGCGCGCCTGGGTGATGTCCGGGTTTTTCAGCCGCCCGTAAGCCATATTGAGCTGCCCTTTGGCATTCATCCTGCACAAGCCATTGAAGCATGTGCGGTTGAGAAACACGAACCGCGCCGCACGGCGCACGTCAGACCACCCGGTGAAATCCGCGTCCCGGTCCGCTTGGCGCACTTTGTAATAGTCTTTCGCCGTGTTGCGGTGGAGGGCCAGTTCCGCAATGAGTTGAGTGGGCTTGTGCTTGACCACATTGTAGACGTTGGCGAGTTCGGGGTTGGCGTCGCCTATGTAGCCGTAGTCCGGGCGTTCCGCCAAAAACAGCGCACCACCGCCGATGAACGGCTCGAAGTAACCCTTGTAGGTTTCCGGCATATGCTGACGCAGTTCGCCCAACAGGCGGCGCTTCCCGCCCGGCCAACGTAAAAAGGGGTCTGTCATGTTTGAAATCGTCCGCATGTTCCTGTATTCAACTATGACTGTATAGGGGTACAAATCATGCAACACAAGGGTGGGACCTCTCATTATGGCCAAGATGCCAAAACCAGGCCGTCCAACGAAAACATCGAAGACGAAGTGCGCCAAATCTTTGCCGATGCGCTCAAACCGCATCCGATAAAGCGCATCCTGGCGCATCGCGGACTGCGATGGAGTGTCATGGTCGGCGTATTGCTGGGGGCATTTTGGGCGGGATACGCCACCGCACCCAATTTACCCACACGCGGATCCGACTTCGACAATCGTCCCGCACTGAGTGGGGCCCTGGCCGCCGGGGTAACCCCGAAGGTTCGTCCTGCTCCCACCGCCATACCGCCGAACAAGGCAAACGCCGCCCTCCACGGTCAATCCTTGGAACGCATCATCGAGACAACATTGAGCGCGCGGGGGTTTTCCCCCGTACGTCATCGCGACTGGGCCAAAGACCCCGCAGCACACCCAGAGCACCTGTTGCTTCTGGATGCCCCCTACACCACCATTTACGGGGGCAAGGGACGGACCGAGTTCGTGCTGAAATCCCCACGCCTGTCCGCCGATATTCGTATCGAAGCCAAATGGCAGCAATCGCGAGGCTCGACCGACGAAAAGCTGCCCTATTTGTTCGTCAATGCCGCCACCTCCGCCGCCATTCCAGAACAGCGTGTCGTTATCGTCATTGACGGCCCCGGCTGGCGTCCCGGTGCGGTCGCATGGTTGCGCCGCGCAGCTGCACATGCGCCGGACGGCAAACGCATCGATGTCATGGATTTAGGGCAGTTCATGGCATGGAGCAATAGCCTATAGCCTCCCCCCCGCAGACGAGAAATTACAGCAAAGCGTAACCCGCGAAGCCCATCAACATCACACCCGCCGCCAACGACCATATGCGGGTTTTGTTGAGCGCACTGCCCACCGCGTGCTGTTCACCCTCTTCCCCGATAAAGCGGGTAATGGGGTCGAAGAAGCCACCTGCGACGCAAACCCCGCCCAGCGCCAAGCTCAGCCAGCCCAGCCACGTTACTGAGCAGCTGCCGCCATGACATGCGCGCAAGCGAACCGCGGCCTCCGCGTCCCCCGCAAATATCACAACCGCCAAAATCAAAACGGGCATAGCCGTGGCCCAAGCGCAAAGTCGCAACAGGGGACGGTTAATCATGTTCGAAAAGATGAGCTTCATGGCACGGGCTCCGATTCGTGCTTTTGCAGAGGAACATCCTCATTGAAGCCTCACGCCCTAGAAAAATCAACAAAAAGGGTAGTTTTCCCCAGCTCTTCCACAAAGGCGCGCACACAATTCACATTTTTCTGTGATTTGCAACTGGACTGTATCACATTTTTCTGTGATGTTGAGTTTGTCCGTGGGGTTCCCCATGGGGTGCGCCGGTGGCTTTCGCGTGTTGCTTGCCGGTGCCGGTGGCGGTTTCTGTCGTTCTGACGGGCCGCCACCCCTCCCGGACGCACGCTACGGACAAACACCACGGACAAGGGAATATTCACCATGAACGAACGAGAGCAAGACGCCATTGACGCCATCTTGAGCGGCGGCGATTTCGACGCCGTGACGAATTCGCTCAGCACTTCCGAATTTCTGTGCGTCGCACTGGCGACCGACCACGACGACGACCTGACGCCACTGTATTCGACCTTTGGAGAGGCCGTGAAACGCCTCGACAGCGCACAAAGGGCACTGGTTCACGAAAATCGCAACGGTGCGCGCTATGACTGACGTTGGAGGGATTGGCGGCGACCGCTTGCGCTCTTTCGTCGAACGCATCGAGCGATTGGAAGAAGAAAAGGCCGCGTTGGCGGCGGACATTCGCGAAGTTTATGCCGAAGCCAAGGGCACCGGCTTCGACGTCAAAATCCTCCGCACCATTGTCGGTCTGCGCAAAATGGATGTGTCGGAGCGCCAAGAACTCGAAGACATTCTCGACGTCTACAAGCGCGCGCTGGGCATGTGAGGGAAGCGTCATGAAACCCGATTTGAACCCCACCCATACACCCACGGCGCGCTTGCCTCTCATCGAACCCGGCACGTCACGGCGTCGCCGTAAGCGCAATAAAGCCGTGCTCGATATCACGCTGGGCTGCACCCTCGTCGTGCTGACCCTTGCAGGTCTGCTTGCCTTGGGCGGCTATCGGTTTGGGGGTGTGTTGTGAAATCTCTCACCGAAGGCGGCGCGCCCATCACCGCCAAAGACCCTGTCAAGCGCATGGACGACATGTTCGATATTGCGGCGCTGGTTTTCATTTTATACAGCGCGCTTACAACCCTGGCGCTCATCCGTTCGGCGTGGCTGTTTAAGGTGCTGGAAAATCTGATATGAGCCGTCTCCCCTCTCAGATGGAGTTGTCCTACCCCGACACGGGTGGTCCTTACACGACCGAAGAGCTGCAAGCCTTTGCCGACATGCCGTTTGGGCGCTTGGGTGCATGCGTGCGCGAACATCACGACCCGTTGTGGGGATTGAACCGCGACAAGCCCGACATCTTTGAGCATGGCGAAGAAAGGGCCCGCGATTGGGCCGAGTGGCTGGAAAACCTCCCTCCCATGCCCGCCGCCCAGGAGCTGGCGAACCTCACGCCCCGCGCAAGAAACAAAATGCTCGCCCTGTTTGAGAACCCCGACCTTTGGGCGTTTCAGGGCTCGACGTGCGGCGACACCTCGGAAGACGAAGACTGGGGCGTCGAACTCTACTGGCCCGGTGCGAACCAAAACTGGTTGCACGATGTGCGCGAATACGTGGCGAAGATGGTGAAGCAAAAGGACAGGGGCTTATGAAAATTGTAATAGAACGCGCTGCGCTGGCGTCCGCGCTGGCCTATGTGGGCAAGGCCCGCGCCAAATCCACTTTGGCGGTATTGGAGCAGGTGTGCCTCGTTGTCCGCGCAGGCGTCTTGGACGTTACGTGCACCAACATGGACATATGGTGTACTCAAAGCCTCGAAATGCACGACGGTGAAGACGGAACCGCACTCGTTAATCATGCCCAACTGCAAAACGCGGTTTTGGGCAGCCCCGAAGGCGCGCTGATTGAGGTCGAGCACACAAGCGGCGCGCCGGTCGCCGCCGTGCGCGCAGGGCGCTCTTCGTTCAAGTTGCGAGTGCTGCCCGATACCGAGTTTCCCCTCATTCGCGAGGTCGAGGTGGAGCCTTGGGAGGTGTCCGCCAAGTCGTTGCACGACGCCATGCGTCTCGCCCAAGGCGACATGTACAAAAGCAAGCACGGCGAGCGGGTGCATTCCGCCGGTGAGTTTTTTCATGTCCGCGACGGCGTGCTGCGCATCGTCGCGCAGGATTTTTACCAGTTGGTCGATATTGCCTTGGGTGCCGCGGACGATGTCGCCCTGCCCAACATCAATGGAGGATTTCCCGGCGTGCTGTTGCCTGACGCCTCCATCCCCGCAATGCTCAGCGTTTTGGACGGTTGGGATGGAGCCGCCCGCCTGTTCACCAGCGACCGTCTCGTCCGTATGGAGTGCGGATCGCGCGCGATGGTCTCAAAGCTCATCGATGCGCGCTTTCCAGCCTACGAAAGCCTACCGCGCGCGGACACCGACACCGGCTACCGAGTGAACGCAACGGTTTTGCGCGATGCGCTCAAGCGCGCCGGTGTGGTTTTGGACAAGCTGCATCCCATCGTCACCTTATCGCACACCGAAAGCGGCATTTTCCTGTGCGCCGCGGGCGAAGGTGGCGACGAATATAGGGACGACATCCCCGCAGAAGTGTTAGGCAAACCGCCAGCGGCCTCCATCAAGCAAGTGCAATTTTTAGGATGGCTTGAGCGCATCAACGCCGACACCGTCACCCTCTATGTCGATTCCGACACGAACAAACCCATAACGGTGCTCGCAGACACGTGCCCCGACGTGGACAAATTTATCATGCGTATGGCGGGGTGAGATTGTGGCGACGAAAGACCCTGTATTTTACGCATTGTCGCGCTGCATGGACGGCAACGTTCTGGCGGCGCGCATCGTCGCGCTCGGCACCAAATACGCCGGGCGCATCAACGATGGCGACATCGACATGCTGTTTTGCGCTTGTGCGGCCGAAGCCGCCCGCATCGGCGCGCTTCACGCGCCCCTGTTTCCCATCGCGACGCCCGCGCGCGCTCCTGGCGCATCACTCCCTAACGCTACAAAACGGGAGCTGCGGGCAGGCGTCGCGTCGCCACCTCTGCACTTTATTTATGAAGATGAAGGAAGCGGACCATGAATACCCATTCCAAACCGTCACAACCGCCACGTATCAGCCTGTCGATTACAGCACAGGGCGTTGGCGGCGTCGCCATCGATGGCCGTGCCGTTGACTTTGAACGCTGCGTTATCGTGGCGGAAAAAGGCGCGCCGCCCATGGTGCAAATCACGTTGCCGAAAGGCGCGGACCTATACGCCACCGTCGATACCGATGGCGAGCCGGACATCCGCCACTCGTCCCTTCCCAGCGACACCGCGGACAAGGAACTTACGCCATGACGGATACACCGAACGCCAACCGCGCTGGCAGCACCATCGCGCTCTTGAGCCAAACCGACAAGGACGCATGCGTCCACTTCGCTCTGTGGGTTTGGGACGAGATAAAACAAACTCACGCGCCGGATTCCTTCGACATCGAAGAAAAACTCAGGACGCTGGGCATCATCGAAGAGCACACCTGCAACCCCGAAGACAATGAATGGGGCGCGGATACATGGCTCGTGCTCAAACAAACCCTCGCCCATGCTTGCCCGCAAGCGGTGTCCGAACCCGACACTTACGAACCAGGCGCTTAACACCCATTGCAAAACGCCCGCCATTTCGCAATGGACACGGAGATAAAGAACCCGAACATGGATGCCAAGCGTCACTGGCCAGCCGTGCTATCACTTCCGGTCCTCAAGGAATATTTGGGGTGCGGGACGCGCAGCACGACCACGCTCAGGCGGCGTATTGAGAAGCTCAAAGAGCACGGACTCAGGGACAAAGATAAAGACCTTCAGGGCTGGACGCGCGAAGAGGTCGATTTGGCGCTGAGGCGCAAGCGTGGTTTAATTTCGTGCGCGCCTTCCGTTCCTCCCACGCTTTGCGAGCGCGATGACAGAGCGGCGTTGGTTCATGCCGCAAAGGGGTCGGCCCATGAAAGTGACCATTAAGCACAAATACGTGAAGCGTGTTGTCCGCCACAACAAGCGCAAGGTCGACCGCGTTTTGTACTATTCCGTGCCGCCCATGCTTGAGCGCATGCGCATCCCATATAAAGATCCTCTCTCGCCTCAATTTAAAAATTTTGTGGATGCCCGCAATCAAGAATCTGAACTCAAAATAAAAAACATCCAAGATAAGAGCGTGCCACCTCCGCCCGGCACCTTTGTCCATCTGGCAGAGGTTTATCGTGGTAATGAAGCGCGGAATGTCCGCCCATCTCGTGAGTGGGCGCGCCTTAAGGAAAAAACCGCCTACGACTATGGCAACAACATCGACAACACCATCCTTAAGCGTTGGGGGCATTTTCAGGTTTGCGACCTGACCACAGAAGCCGTGGCGGCATTGCATGAAAGCTTTATCGACACCCCCTACAAGGCCAACCAGATTCTTGCGGTTGTGAAGGTCATGATTAAGGTGGCCTGCAAAAACTCTGTCACTTTCGGCCTCAAATGGGACCCCTGTAGTGCTGTATCTGCGTTTGGCAGAAAGGAAGGTATTAAATCCAGACGGCAATATTGGACATATGAGGAGGAAGCCCTGTTCTCGGAGGTCGCCCAACGTGGATTTTGGGAACTGCGAGAGGGGCGTATTCCGCAGTGGCGGGTGGAGCCCGCAATGGCTTTTGCTCATGCCCTACTGACGTACACCGGGCAGCGCCCAGGCGATATGTTGAACATGACGCTTGCCGACTACGACGGGGAAAAAATCAACGTCTATCAGCAAAAAACTGGCGCACGGGTGTGGATACCTGTTCACACACAATTTAAGCCCACCCTAGACGCACTGGTAAAAAGGCTGCGCGAGCAAAACATCGCACACGGCCCGCTCTTGCGTACCCACGATGGGCAGCCCTTCAAGGCGCGTTATTTCGCGTCGCGGTGGGATGCCGTGTCAAACGCTTGCGGGTTACGTGCGCGTGGATTGCAGCGACGCGACCTGCGCCGTACGGCTGTTATCCGCCTGTACGAAGCTGGATGCACCAAACGTCAAGTGGCTGCCATTACAGGACACACGGAAAAAAGCGTCGATACCATCATCGAAACTTACACGGTCACAACGTACCCCATGGCCCAAGCCGCCATTACCAAGCTGGAAGAATATCAGGCACTTCTCGGTGCCAAGGAGTGA